GGCAGTAGCCATCGCAATCTGGTCTGCCATCTCTGGAGCCATGTGCTTGTTCTGCTCTTCGCCGGGGAGCGGAGCGCCAATAGCCATCTCAACCTGCTTGCGATACTCGAACGCAATGTGCTCATTGATGTGCGCCATCATCGCCGCCTGTATAGCAGGTGCTTGCGGGTTCATCTGCATCAACTGAACAATCTTCGGGTTCTGCATCGCAGACATGTGCGTCTGAATATGAGCTTCGTGGTTCTGCTCCATGAATGCTTTGACCGGTTTGCCAGTCAACAAGTTCTGATTCTCTTGTACTGGATCAGTCGGTATTTGGTCGTCCTCAACAGGAACTAATTTGTTAGCATTCTTAATACCTAACACCTCAATCATCTGACGATGCAGAAGCGGTAAGTTGTACAACTGCGGTGCGCTTTGTGCTAACTGTAGTACAGCTTGATACTGCACGATCTTCTGCGCCATAGTCGCGGCGTTTGGATCGCTCACGGGGATCACATCTGTAGAGTCGTAGTCAGACTTCTTAGCCTTGCGACCTGCGTCTTCTGGCTCGTAGTCATACTCATCTGGTGTGTAATCTGCAATGATCACCTTGAGTAACTTGAACTCCTGCTTCATGGCGTAGTGCAAACGCGCTTGAACAGCAGTCATCACCTTTAGTGTGCGCTCTAGTAAAGCTAGTGTTGTGCCAACAGGAGCGTTTGTGCTCATGTCGCTGACGTTCATATCTCCACTCGATGCAAAGGCACGGCCTTCCTGCACGATCTGCTGGAACAACGCCATCAGGACTTGGCTTGGCTCCTTGTATGGGAGTGGTAAGATGTTGTCACGGATGCTTCCGGAAGGCACATCTACGTCTCTAAATTCTCCGGGCTGGATGGGCGTGTCGTCCCCTTTAATCCGTAGTCCTCTAGATTTAAGTCCGCCGGGGAGATTTGATAAAGTGCCCGCATCAACAAGTTGGCGGATAAGCATCGTTGCTGATTTTGCATATCCACCGATAAGGTGGATGAGTCCGAAGCCGTAGAAGCCAAATCCGGGGATGTACTGGTAGTGGACGAAGTGCTGTCGTTTAGTGTGGAGGACGTCGTCTTCATACCAATTCCTTCTAATAGCAAGAATAGTGCGTGACCCCTTCTCAAGCGTCACAACGTAAGGTAACGCAATGCCCGTCTCACGACCCTTCTTATCTGTATGCTCAAACCCTGTTAAGTCCAAGTTCACATGAATCTCGAGGATACGGTAGCGATCATCCTGAGTCGCGTTCATGCCCAGCTCTTCATCCTTCTGCTTCTCAATGTCATCTAACTCATAACCGGGTTCACCAATATCAACATCAGCATAGAACCCAGCTTCTTGTAGTTTGATGACTTCATTCTCGGTCTTGCGCATCACGTGCGTAACACGCTCAGCGTCCTCGATAGAAGACGCGCCGTACGGCACAACAATATCTTCCGCCGGAATGAACATGGCTACTTGACGGCCCTTACTAGGGTCGAAGTACACCTTCTTGAACGCCGAACCCGTAATAGGTAATGACCACAACATCTTCTCATGCTCAGGTCTGTACTCAGTCATCACATCTGTGAGCTGATGGTTCATGTCCTCGCGCACGCGGGCGGCGGCTTCTTCTCTCAACAAGTCAATAGCGCCAATAATCTGCGTCTTCACAGGCCCCATCGCTGGGAACGTCTCCATCATCGCCTCAGACTGGAACCTAACAACAGACTCGGTCAACATGGGGTGGAACACACCGCAAGCACCTTGCCAAGGCTCAGTTCTATCTTCGTACTGCAGACCCAGTAACTTCAACCCATCAACATAGGTCTTCACCCAGTCTCTACGGTCCATCTGGTCTTTATCAAAATCTTCTATTAACTCATTCGCCAGCCCAGACAAATCCCCATCGTCCATGTACTCAGCAAGATTGGCGTCGAAAGTTTCTGCTGTTTCTTTCTCTGGGCGGAGCTGGACTTCTATATCACCCATGTTGATATCTACTGACTCGGGGTCTTCTATCTCGATTTCTATACCGCCGGGGTTCATTTCAGCTTCCTGATCTAAACCCATAGGTGTTTGATATAAACCTCTGTCCATCATTCCTGTTGCCATAGTATGTCCTTATACTGTGTAGTAACGCTCGCCGCGCCTACTTTTAAACCATTCAATTTCTTCAGGCTCATCGGTAGGTAACCGCAAGAACCCACCCGCACGGAAACGCATAAGCGCGAGTGTAGTCGCGTCAACCAAGTCGTCATGCTCGCCAGAAGGAAACGCAGCAACCTCGTCAACGAGCTCTTCAGCCCAACGAGTACGCGGCACCCAGACCTTGCCAGACGCGATTATGTCTGATACTGAGTTTAAACGCGAGATTTTATCTTGTCCTTTACTTGGTGTGAACTCCTGCACAGGTATGCCCATCGCCCTGAGTTCATAGATAAGAGGAGCGCCCGTGGCCTTCTTCTCAATCAAAACACCGTCCGGTTCGTACTCTTTATACTCCTCGAGCACATCTCTCTTTAGTTCTGGATACTCAACACGCTTCTTATATGTATTCAACAAAATGATGTTGGCTGCACCGTTGTCTTCATCGTTAGTGAATATGCCCCACGTAGTTCCCGCGGAATAGTCAGCACGATTGTTCTTCTCAAAAGCCGTGTCCCATGTCTGAAGTATGTAGTTGCAAGCGGGCGGGGCGTCAGCTTCCCACCACTTCCACCAATCTCGTTTGATAATCGCCGACTCGTTACCAACAGGGTTCTGTTGATACTGCGCTTGCCACTTCGCGTTAGGAAGTTCCTCGCGAAGCGCCTCCAACTCTGCCAATGACCAGAACTCAGGCCATAAGGGTTTACCACTAGGCATAATCGCGGGGAACTCGATCACGTCCCACTTATCCCCGCCCCGCGCTGCTGCCGCTTTGAGCACTTGGCCCGTCAAGTCCCGCATCGCCCACCGTGTCATCACGATAATAATCGCTCCGCCCGGCTGCAAACGCTGACGCGGGCCTGACGAATACCATTCTGTGACCTTATCGAACACATCTGGGTTGGTCGCAGCCAGCGCAGCTTCCTGTTCTGAGTGCGGATCGTCAATAATGAGCAGGTCGGCACCCTTACCTGTAACAGTTCCACCTACACCGATCGCAAAATAGTCACCATTCTTACTCGTATTCCATCGCCCAGCAGCTTTTGAGTCAGCTCTTAGCTCTAAACCGGGGAATAACTCCTTGTATTCCTCAGAATCAACCAAATTTCTTACTTTTCTACCAAAACCTACCGCTAATTCAGCAGTATTTGAGCTCTGGATCACCTTTTTATGCGGAAATTTACCTAAAAACCACGCTGGCAGCAAGTAAGAGGCGAATTCTGACTTCGTATGGCGGGGTGGCATGTTAATAATCAACCGCTTTGACTCGCCGTTGACCACTTTCTCGAACGCTTTCGCCATTATCTTGTGGTGTCTGCCACCAATAAACTCAGGCCACACCTTATCTACAAACCCCATGAAGGTATCGCGGGCCATCTGCTTCTCAAACATCTCATCGCGGCGGTTCAAGTCCTCTAATACAGCAGCTTTCTGCGCAGGAGTCAACTTGCCGAGGTTGGCAAGCAGAGCTTGGAGCTCTGCGTCCATAGGCGCGGCGGGCTTAGCTTCCCTCATCTATGTCCTCGGCGGGCAGGGCGGGCGGGGCTTCTTCTATATACATAGGACCCAGCTCTTTGTCCAAGTCTATATCTATAGGTGTCACGTCTGTCACGCCTTGGGCCATGAGCATCTTACGGACCTTGTCCTTAATGGCTGCATCCAAGTCCGTTACGTTGTTATAGGTTACCGTTATCTCCGTCTTCTCAGAGAACAACCCTACATCAGATATCTTTCCTAACATTTCTGTTGCTTTTATCTCTATCTTGGGGTCACCGCATGACGCCAAGTCCAACAACTTGTTGGTCACGACTAAGCGCAGCTGCGCCGCGTCCGCTACGTATTGATTGTCGTATTCTTGCAACATGTTGCTGATTCGCTCTGCTACTGGCAGGGAATACAGCGTTTGCGGATTCTTATCTATGGACTGCACTTCTTTGCGCGGCCTGCCTCGCCCTCGCTTTGGCGGGGCGTCAGCAGTCATAGCCTTCTCGTATTGGTCTACGATCAGCTCATTGAATGTTTTGAATACCTCGTCCGCCTTGCCCTGCGCTGCAGGATCATCGTCGACGTGTGCACCCAACTCTTTTAAAAGATTGGCGGTGTTGGCAGCTATCTGCATATTCTCATGC